TACCCCTGTTCTTCTGTACGTTGAACTTTCGGGATTAGGAGAAGGCGTTGTATTATTATCGGGGACACCTGAACCTGTGGTATGTGTAGGTAAAATTATTAAACTATTCGTTAATGCGCTTGTTGCTACTGCTGTTCCTGCAACTGTGTGATTGACCACAGAAGAAAAAGCTGAATAACTCCCTGCCACTCCTGCATGTCTTACTCTAAAGTTATAGGTAACGCCTATTTCAAGTCCTAGTATTGTTTGTTTAGTAGACCCTTTAGATGCGGTTGTACTGGTATAAGTGGCATCTGCTGCCCCATTTCTTTTGAATTGTACGTCAGTAAAAATGACCATAGGGGAAGCACTGTTTACCCAAGTAACAGTCACAGAGGTTGTTCCTAGATTGTCATTAGTTGTAGTATCAGTAGCTACACCTGATATTGATGGTGCTGATATAACAAAACCACCTGAAGCCAAGTTACTTCCTGCTGCTATGTTTGCGTTGTAATCACTGGTAGCAAAAGAGTAAATGGAAGATGCCGTTTCTTTAAGTATCAATCTAACTCCCAAAACAGGAGTTTCCTCTGACTGTATAACTTCCATATTAACAGAGATTACTTCAAAGATTTTTTGCGAGTAACCCAACCTTTCGTTAGTAACGTAAACCCAATCTGCAGGTTGTAATTTCATAAATGCAAGGTCTACTAAGCAACTAATACTTGTTGTTAGTCTTTGATTTTTTAATGCAAGCCTTCCTATTCGTTGAGCCATCGTGTGCGTTGTTGTAAATGGCAACTGTTTTTCCATTTGCTTAACGTAATTAGGCTTGTCATTTGTTACGCCGTTAGGGGTATCTTCAGTTAAGAAAGTGGAGTCTTGATAGACTGGGGCATCCGCTGCTATATAGTCATTGGCAGCATCAACATAAATAGGTTTAACTGTATTGTATAATTCTCCTGTGCTTGTATTGGTTGAAATATTTACAGGTGCTAATAAATTATCGTCTGCAATAGTTAAACTTGGCGTTTGAGTAGTTCCTGCAAAGACATTGAACTGTCCATTCACATAAGAGATTTTGCCTGCCATTGAACTCAGTAAACTTTCCAATATACCTGTTCCACTAGCACCAAAATTAGTAAAACCATTGGCGGTGTATTTATCTTCAGTGGTACTGTTATCTGCTAAAGTAACATCCACTTCACAAGCATTGGCTGCTGTTGCAAAACCTCCTGCATTGGTTGTGTCATTTATTTCAGAAGTTAAAGCCTTCAAGCCATATTGCGTATTGCTTACGAAATCTCTTATACATAAAGCAGGGTTGTTGCTCCAAGCCGTGCTGTTGTCTCTAGGGTCAAATACTTTTTTGCCTTTAATTACACAAGATATAGCAGGAACGCCCCCACCAAATGCTTCAGGGTCAAAAGCCAGTTGTAAATAAATATAAGCACAACTTCTAAACTGGTCTGAAGCAAGTAACGAACTTTGTGCAACCGCAAAACCATCTGCTGCAGTTTGAGAACCATCCTGAAAACTGTATCTAGCTAACTTTCCTGAACCAAAGTTATTTTCACTATCTGTATTAATAAAATCTGAATTAGTAGCTGTATAGACTGTTGACCCGCTTATGGTACTTGTACCAGTGGTTAAAGTTACATCGTTTAACCTGACACTCTCTAGGCTTTGTATTTCGTGTCCTGCCAATACAACTACAGCGTGCAATAAATAGTTATCTACGCCTGTGGTTTCCATGTGGACTATAGTTCCGCCCACTCTACACTCCCCGTAAACTAATTGTCTGTGTGCTGTAGCTGCTCTTGTTGCAAACTTAGAACCAAAATTTCCTGCTGAAGCGTTTAATCCCTTAGAAGTTAGTCCTCCTACAATACCACTCACTAAAGTTATACCAAAAGCATAGGCTACAGTCATTCCTACATTGGCAACAGCCCATGCAGGATTAATTGCACCCATAGTTGCAATAGTAACCCAGACAATAAATGCTGTTATAAGTGCATTTTTAACGTGTTTAGACATCTATCCTCCATGCTTTGACAACATCTACGTTGTGCTTCACAACAATCCCATCATCATCAACACCTAAAGCATTTATGCCATCAGACATAAAACACAATTCGTTTTCTTCTTTGTAGACTCCAAAATCCCCTTTTTGTATATAGTTAGGTTTTATTTCTTCTATACCAGTGTTGAGTTTTATAGCGTTCTCTATAGCAGGCACTAACCCTTTTCCTTTGCCGTATTTGAATATACTTTGCATGGCTTCTTTTTCATTAGTCCATTTCCAAGTATTAGGTAAAAGGCTTTCTTCGGTCATTGCTATAACAAATTTATTAGAGAAAGTTATGCAATCCCACTTACCCCATTCAAAAGGTGTGTATAAATTGCGGTTTAAAAAAGCGTCAAATTCAATTTCCCAATCTGGTAATTTACGCATACCACTATCTCATTATTGTGTAAACTTCTTCTGTGCTGCTACCGCCACCGCCTGAATTCCCTGAGTCTTGTTTCTGACCCCAAGTTATTTGTTTGTCCTGTAATTGTTGCACTCTGTTAAATCCAGTATCTCCGTTATGTAAAAACTGTTGTGACTCTAAAGTGTATCTAAGGTTAGAAGGTCTCTCTAAATCTACTAATCTATTTTCAGCATCAATCGTTATAGTAGCTCCGTTAGGACTATCAACAATAGTTAAAGAAGTCATGCGACCTTTAAAAAGAGTAAGCTCTCCTGCGCTTTCATTTGAACCTCCCATTTGAAACCCAAGAAACAATGTTACTGGTCTATTCTGATAGTTTTCAGTTAAAGCATAATCAAGAACAGTCGCATCCATTCCTGATAAACCTATAGATAAACCGCTTGATTTCATTTCTAAATCTTCCTCTACCCCTCCTAAAGACAATAAAGTTCCTGCTCCTGTATAAGTTTCTGAATTTATAGTTATGTCATCTGTGCCAGACCAAACCAATATATCGTCTGTATCAAACTCTGCTTTAACAGCAAAGAACATGGTTTGTGCATCAGCACCAAGTCTCGTTGCTATTGCAGTATCTACGCCTTGTCTTGTTGCCATTAGACTACCTCAACAACAGAAAATGACATCCCATACAAGGAAGCTCTATCTGCAGTCCAATCTACAGTATTGGCTTGTAATCTAAACTTTCCTTTAGGTGCTTGAAACAAAACATAATGACCGCTTGCAAGAGTAGACCTTAACTTAGGTTCTGTCTGCACTGAAAATTGGTCAGGACTTGCATCCGTTACAACGGCATCTTCCACCACCATAACTAATTGCACTGGGTCTGCTGTTACTGAAGCTGCACCCAATACTCCTAGATAGTCTCCTTTCTTAATTGTACCTGTGTAACTGCCTGATGTTATAAGGTTTAACCCTGTTGCCCCTTTAACATTCATTTGTACTTTACAACTGTTCGTGGAACTTACGTTGGTTAATGTGCTATCCACTACCACAACTGTAGCACTTGTTTTTGTGGTTATCTTATGTGTGCCGTTGTTTTCTTCATTAGCCAATCCTGTAACGTGAATGAAGTCTCCAACTATGGCATTAGCAAATGTACTAGCTCCTGCTGTAAATGTATTTGCATTAGTAACTGTTAAGGCTACGTTGGTGTTAGCCACCCTATTCTCGCCAATTAGGTGCGTTGTGTTGAACGTTCCTGTGTTAGTTAGTGCATCAGGGTCAGCAAACTTAAAGTGGTTTGTAGTGCCTTTTAATTGCAACAAGAAAGATTGCCATTCTTTAGCTTGAGTTCTGTTCATGGCAGGAAGTGTTACGTCTGCAGTCCAGTAAACCGCATCATATTCTTGTGTTTGTTGCTTCCCTGTAAATGGAGAAGCCGTTTGTCCGATTGCTCTAAACAAACTAAAACTGCTCCTAGTAAAGTTAGGAGTCGTAGGCATTGAGATAAGTTTAGCCACTTCCCATTAATCCTTTTTTAAATGAACCACCACGCACTGCTGCTTCAAGCACTGCACCTTTTGTTACATCAGAAATCATAGGCATCATTTTTTGAACCTCTGCTCTTACTGTAGGAACTACACCTGTTGCAAAATTAACAGATTGATTGACCACTACAGTAGTTCCACCACCCATGCCCTTACTGTTCATGTTGTTCATAATAGTTCCACCAGTATTGGGTACAAAGATTTCAGGACCACGCTCTCCTACCCATGTAGGTCTACCTTTTTGAACATTACCACCGCCTGCATTGTCATCAGTAGGGTTGGGGTTTTTTAATGTTGAGTATCTATTTGTGCCTTTTAGTTGAAATACTGCATTCATTATTTCATTGACAACTGCCATTTGTAAAAAGATAGCTATGATTTGAGATACTATATTCTTAGCAAAATCTTTAAAAGCATCTAAAGCACTTTCTGCATTTAATAAAGCGTTTACAAAATCTTGAGTAAAAGCAAGAGAAGCAGAAACAACCGCATCCCGTATTTGGGCGCTAGCTGTACTTACATCATCAGCTTTATCTACAACCGAATTGATAGATTTCTTAAATTCAGTGAATTTTAAATTTTCATCAATAGAGCCTGCATCCTGAAGTCTTTTAAAATACCCTTCCAACGCCTCATCTCCTTCAAGCATTAAGTCTTTAATCTTCTGTAAAGGGTCAATAGATTTATTATATATACTAAGCAATTCACTTCTCATAGTTAGCTCTCTACCTCTTGCTGCTATTTCAGCAATTTCTTCTTTAGTAGGACCCCCTGAACCTTCTCCTGAAGGGTTGCTACCATCCGCAGGGGGATTCATCCAGTCATATAAATTAACACCGCCTTTCTCCCTAAAATCCTTTATAGATTTTGCTAAAGCGTTAAAAAAAACAGCAAGGTTATCAACGTGTCTTTTTAACCAACTATCTAAACCAGATACATATATCTCATTCATTAACAACTTCCAAGAAATCGTTAAATTAGAGGTTTTGGTAGAAAGAGCTTGCATCTTTTCAGCCATAGCACCGCCAAATTGTTCTTGCAATCCTTGTTGTAAGGTATCTACCATAAGAGCTGCACCCTCTGCTGTTTTACCAAACGTTGCAATGTCATCTTTGGTTAAGCCCAATTTTTCTTTGAAGATACCCAATACATCAATACCCCTATCAGAAATCATATTTAATTCTTCAAGACCCATACCGCCTGAAGCTGATCTTTGTACTAATCTTATTAAGGCTTCAAATGTTCCTAACGAATCTGTTGCAACAGAAGCGGTATCAGCAAAAGTTTGTAATTGTTTTTCATTAGGCTCTAAACCTGCTGACTTTAATGCTATAAAGGCTTTTGTTACTGTCTCTACTTGGAAGGGTGTTGTTTGAGCAAAACTCAAAACACGACCCATAGCAGCTTCTCCTTGTTCCATGCCACCAAATACTTTATTTAAAGATAAAGATAGGTCTTCAAACGCCATGCCAACTTTAGCTATATGTGTAATTACTTTTGTAATAGCAGCACCTAAAGCAGCAGCTCCAACAGCAGCTTTAGTAAAACTTGTTGCCATAACTTTACTGGATTTTTTTGCTTCTTGACCAGACTTTTTTAATTTCTTATTTGTTTTATCAAGTTTTTTATTAAGGTCTTTTGTGTCAGCCTTAATAGCAATGATTAGTTCGTCTACTGTAGCCATATTAGTCTGGGTATAATTCCATTAAATTATCTAACTCATCTTTTGTAACGGGTTCTTCTTTTCCCCCGCCATTAAACTGTTTGAATCCTCTTATTGCTTGGTACATTTCTCTAGGAGAGAGATTCCAAAAATCGTCTGGTCTCATGCACATCATGCCTAAACATACTTGCACATATAATGACCATTCTATTCTTGAGTCTCCTGTAACTTTTTTGACGGGTCACCTTCTTCTTCTTCTTCAGTCTCAGGGTCGTTTAAAGTATCTGCTAAAAGCTGTGCAACTACTGTTGATGAGGAAAGGATGCCTGCTTTAGAAAGTATTTGTTTAATCTTTTTATCATCAAAATCATTACCTCCACCTCTCATTGCATATCTAAGAACAGTTATCAAAGTACGCATTCGTATTTTAGCCTGCCCTATGTCTGTTGCTAATTCAAGAATCCCTTTATCAAGTTCATCTTCTATTTTAACCAGTGAATCTATGGTCAATCTGCATTTATAAGTTTGACCGCTTAACTCTATTTCAATCTCGCCCTTTAGTGGGTTTGTCATCTGACTTCTCCTTCGTTGTACTTGCCATTGCAAGTTTGATTTTAATTATGTCATCTCTTTCATCTACTGAACTTGATGACACCTTATAGGACTTACCATCTACTGTTACGTCAGATGGGTCTTTTCCTAACTGGTTGGCTACTTCAAGCACATCCCCATTAAGCATAGCAGGGATGTTGCCTTTAGCACCTTTGACTGTTACTTCTAGCCAAGCCATGATTAGACTGTAGCAAACGTAATAGTACCTGCACTTTCAAAAGACATACTGTAAGTAACTTCACCATTGTATTCTCCACCATACTCAAGACTGGTCACTTGGAATGCACCAGTAAAAGTACCAAAGTCAGGAACTAAGAATTGATAATTATTTTGTGTATCAGCTAAAGCGTTAGTTTTAATTGTTGCTTCACTTGCACCATCTGTAAAGACACCACTGCCTGAAACACTAATTGATTGAACCCCTGCTGCTGCTAATAGAGTTCTTTTGTTAGAACTGTCTTTATTAGTTACGTCTACGGATTCGTTATTGACTGTAAGGCTTGTTGACCTTAACCCTGCTATTGTTGTGTAAGTTTCAGGTGAACCTGCGTTACCTACTTTCATTAACATTGCACTACCTTTTTGAGCTGCCATATTTTTCTCCAATTACGAAGGTAGTATTTAATTACCTTCTAATTAATAATAAAGGCATCTGCCAACCTTGTTATTTCAGTGCTTAGTATTTAATTAAGTACCTAATATAACTGCTCGGAATCGCATAACTCCGTGCCTTGTAACCCCATCGGGGTCTCTCATAATGTCGCTGTATTCAAATCTGCTGTTAATCACATTGAATCCACTAACACTTAGACTGTAATCATGCAATAAAGTATGAATCCTGTCCATTAAAGTTTTTGTTTGTTTACTGCCTTTGTATTGCGACCAAACATGAATGTTTACTGTGAACTCTCCACCTGCTAAATCTTTGGTATCGTAATCAATAACTGTTTCTTCCCCTATGGTTATAAAAGGGTAGGCATTGCCTTCTTGCACTTCATCATAAATACCTGCTGTACCAGTCAGGGTAGAGTCTCCATTGAGCCTGCTGTAGATAGCTGCTTGTAATTCAAATTGACCTAATGCCATTATTTTATATACCCACCTTCTTTAAATATTCTTTTTATCCTTGCTCTGTTCTTATTCAATGCAGGTTGCATAAAAGGTCTGGGTGACATATTGGAAGTTCCAAACTCTAAAGGCTTGGCATAAGGAGCAGATGCTATTATCTGACCTATGACTTCATTTCCTTCCGTTTTTACTCTACTGGTAATGTTGTTTACTAAAAAACCTGTGTCAGTTGCAGGTGGTTGTCCTGCTGCAGAAGCGGTATGGCTTATTCCCCCTCTTGTGTATGTTCTTCCTGAAGGACTCCCTGAAGCGATACTTTGTTTGGCATGACCTTCTACTATAAGAGTAGACCTAGCCACTAAACCTTTTAAATGTTCTTTTGGATTAATTACCATTCTTTTTTCTAGCTTATCCAGAAAGGCTTTAAGGTTTTTGATTTCGCTTTTTTGTGCCATTAGATAGCCACCCCTAACTCACATTCAAGAACCATGAATCTGTCTCTGTTGTCCACGTTTTCAATGCTTTTTATGTTGTAGTTGTCGCTGTCATATACTATGCGGTAATTAGTACCTATGT